CCCCGGATATCGCTGCATATCACCAATAAATAAAAACAAATAGACACAAGCTCTAAAGTAAGACCCAATTATCACTAACTTAATTTTATATACAAATTACTCCTCGCTATGATTTTCTTCCATTATCTTGTCAAAGAACCTTAGGTACTCGTTACCGAATGCAGCCACTCGTGCTGTATTCCTTGTTCTCACTGCTTCTTTTAATGGAATCAATAGTTCTCTTATACACCTTGGAGTATCCACCTCGTTCTTCCAAGCCCCTTCATCACTTTCCATCCCTGGTATCTCTGATTCTGCATTCTCTCCCCAAACTTGAAGGAAATCATGCATGATGTTGTTTTCTTCTGATTCCTCTTCTGCAACCTCTTCTGGGTTTGGCTTTACGAATTCAAGCATATCTGACACGTTGAGATTTGCCAGTCTTGACACTGTTTCAGCTGCTTGTCTGGCAGGTATTTCAGAATCCCTCTGATCGACAGTTGTTCTCCTAATTCTCCTATATCTCACAGCATCCCAACCATGGTAGAGTAGGGACCTTATCATTCTGGGTATAGCTCCATTAGACTCTTTTATCATCATCATCGAATCGTAACTAAATGAGTTATCAGAGAAGAGTTGATTCAACATATCGATCTCAGCACTCTCGAACCTCTGACCATGATCCTGTATTGGATGAGTCTCAGAATCTGCTTTACCCTGTGTCCCATACATTGCTGTGAACTTATGCGAATCATTGATTAGTGACATTGAGCCCCGATGAATACCCAGCTTTTCGGGAACGAATGCAACGTCATCTGGAATGTCATTTCTGTTTGCACCTACATACTGAGAGAACCGATGCACTTGGCTCAGAATCACTTGATTATCGCAAGCGAGGTCGATTACTTCGTTGTTATCATTCCGCCTTATTCTGATCACATGTCCCATGCCGAACCTGAAGTATGTCATTAGTCCTTCTCTTCTCTCTTCCTTGATCAACACAGCCATATTCTGAGTTGTTCCGAGCTGAGCGACTCTCTTGCAGCTAATTGGCGCACCGGTGCTCATATGTTTAAGTATATAACAACATAGACGCTGTTGCCTTGTTTCACAGTGATCTAGTGCATTCGCTGGAATCATTCTCCCAATCTCGCAGAGGTCCTCCCATGCTAGACGTTCCAATCTGTGATCAACATTTGTCATCCCAAGAACATCACACCATCTAGAGACTCTAGCTGCCGCTAACTTCACCATCCTTTCTGTCTCTTCTATCAATCTGGATCCCTCTGTGTTGGGTGTAAGTCGGCAGATAGCATCAGCACAAGTGTTATCGCGGTACATGGTTCCAATTGGATTAGTTGCATACAATGATCCTCTGCACAATAGCTTTACTCTGCTCCTCCTAGTCGATATTGAGTTGATGAATCTGTGAAGCATTTCTGGATCATAAATTTCGAAGAATTCATCAGACGTGTCAGTTATCCATGTGCATTCATTTCGTATCTGTTCAACTATGTGAATCTCCATGTCCCTATCCTCTCCTAGCCATATGTTCCGAATATATTGCTCAACATCTTCTCTTACATAAGCATTACTAACCAGTGGTTTCAAATATCTCGGTAATAATCTCAGCCTCCTAGATCTCAGACTATAGAATCTTTGTGATCGCTCCAATCCCTGAAAACTCAGATACTCCTCTCTCATCTCATACCCAGATCTGGGCATATCAAGTAGATTCTTTACTAGATCTCTATAGCATATCATTTCATTATCCCACTTAAAAGCCTTATGCCACAGTAAGTACATTCCTGCTCTCTGCAAATCTGACCTCTGACATTGAACGAATGACCTAGATAAACTGCTTGAGCATGCCTTTAGCTCCAACTTCTTATCAATATCCTCAGGAGAAGATGGTCTACTCAGAATTAGTAGAGCCTCTTCGGCGGTGACCTCATGCTGAGTAAGACCCAATCTCATTAGCATCTGCTTATGCTGAACATCTGACCACAACGCTTGATTCAACTTCAGAACTCTTTCCGACATTTCATCGTTATCAAGATCCTGCCGAAGCACGAGAGAATACATATTACCAAGATTCATTTTGCTGATGACCTTTTGGTTTTCAAAATCTGCCATTGCGAGCCCTGCAGTGAATGGATTGCATATTTTCCTATACCCAAGGTGTGATATAGGAATCGACTCATATGTCCTATTGGCAACTTCATCGAACCATCCATACCTTAGAAACCCAAGGTTCGTTTTCATGACTATGTGCTGACACATTGTAGCAATTGAGCACAAGATCCCTGAACCGCCATTATCCCTTATCTGCCTCACACTGGAATACATTGAGCTTACTCTTTGATGAAGCGATGACTGCACGGAATCATCACAGCATCTAGCAGTGAATTTAGCAATTGGCGTGCTAATTGAGTTACCGAAATAGAAAACACTGTTGAATTCAAAGGACACACTGATTGATGTGACTGATTTTAACTTTGAATCCCTTATACCGAAGCAAGCATCAATTATCTTCTCAAACTGGCTTATCTTCTTTGATACTTTCAAGATCAATCGTAGGAGATTCACATTCTCATCTTCAGAAATTA